AAGGCCGTGAAACGTCTTGGCGTACAGATCAGGTACAAAAGGGTTTTAAGGTAAAAGTAGGTGTACGCGCCAGCAAAGAGCGCTACGTCAATTACAACCGCACTACCGATGGTGTGGTAACCCACCAAGAGCAGGTTGTATACGGAAGTAAGCCATACCAGTTAATGGTTATTCAACAGGCCAACGCAGCTGGCGCAATATATGACCATGCCGGGCGTAACACAAATAGCATGTTTATTACCAACCTCAATAAAGAGGTAGGCAATCAGCCTCGAGCCATTGACCGTGCGGTAGAGAATAACCGCAGCGTGGTGGAAGCAAAAGTAGCATTAGTAATAGACGATGTAGCAAAACGCACTAACAGAAAACTGGCTGTACACAATGGCAATTAACATACCGATTATTTCAAGCCTTGACGGTACGGGTTTTGCCAAGGCCATTACGCAACTAAAAAAACTTGAGACTAATTCCGAGCGTGCCGGGTTCATTGCAGGTAAAGCGTTTCTACCAGCCGTTGCCGCATTAGGTGCGCTTAGCGCTGCCGCTGGCTACAGCATTAAAGCCGCTATTGAAGATGAAGCCGCGCAAGCCAAACTAGCCAAAACGCTACAAAACGTAGTTGGTGCTACTGACTCACAAATAAGCGCTACCGAAAAGTCTATTAGCGCTATGGCTATGGCAACAGGCGTGGCAGACGATCAGTTACGCCCGGCGTTGGCGGCATTGGTTTTAGGTACACAAGATTTAGCAACCGCTAACACCGCTTTAGAACTGGCCATGGATGTTGCCGCCGGTACTGGTACCGATTTAACTACGGTCAGCGACGCATTATCCAAGGCATACGGCGGAAACTATAAAGCGTTGCGCCAGTTATCCCCGCAACTGTACGCAATGATAAAAGACGGCGCCAGCCTTGATGAGGTTATGGGCGAATTATCGCGCACGTTTAGCGGTTCTGCAGCCGTGGCAGCGAACACGGCAGAGGGAAAATTTAAGCGCTTAAACATTGCGCTAAGTGAAGCAGCCGAAGCCATCGGCGCGGCAATGTTGCCGGCCATTGAAGCCGTACTGCCATACCTTATAAGTTTTGGTACATGGGCGCAAAACCACGTAGGCACATTGCTTGCCGTAGGTACCGCTATTGCTGCCATATCCGCCGCGCTAATTGCATTCAAGACAGCCCAAGTAATTGCTAACGCTATAACCGTAGTAACTACCGCGCTTAACTGGTCACTCGCTGCATCGGCTGCAGCTGCCAACACCGCGCTAACCCTAGGTATTGGTGCTGCCGCTATTGCTGCCGGGCTTGTAGTTGCAGCGGGCGCGTTTCTAGCGTTTAAGCGAGCAACCAAAACAGCGGTAGAGGAAATTAAACCGCTTGGCCCGCAACTAGGAGAAATAAACAACGGTCTAGGCGCTGTAGAAAAAGGCTTAGGCGGCACAGGTAAAGCCGCAAAGAGCATGGCAGACAAAATAAAAGAGGCTACCGAGGCGCTAGAAAAGTATCTCAAGGCAGCGCTCGAGGATGCACAAACACAATTACAAGATGCACAAGTAGCGTTTGAGGATTTCGCTACCAGCGTTAGTGACAGCATAAAAGATGCGTTTAGTTTCGCTGACGCTAAAGACGCTGGCGACGAAACAGGCGCAGGTTTCTTACAAGGCTTGCGCGATCAGGTAGCCGGCATTGTCAAATATGGCAGCGATGTTAAAACATTGTTGAGCATGGGTTTAAGCCAAGAGGCGTTACAGGCAGTACTAGATGCTGGCGGTGAAAGTGGCGCGGCTATTGCAGCTGAACTTATCGCAGGCGGCGCTAGCGCTATTGCAGAAACCAACGATCTAGTAATGGCAGCCGATAACGCAGCCAAGACCATTGGCATACAGGCAGCCGAGCAATGGTTCCAAGCCGGTGTAGATAACGCACAGTCATATTTGCAGGGTGTCGAGGCGGCGTTTGATCTAGCCCAAAAGCGCCTTAAGGCTAAAGGTCTAAAACTGGCTGACATTAAAGGAATTAGTGCAGGTTTCAGCGAAGCAATTACACGCCCGCCAGTGGCCACGGTAACCCCAATGCCCGTAGGTGGCGATATGGGTATGCCGGGTGTTGGCAACATGACCATAAATTTAAGCACGTTGGTACCTAACGCAACGGCTGGCGAAGCAATCGTAAACGCCATACGCGCATACAACAGGGCGGCAGGCCCGGCCAATATCGCGGTTTCGTAATGGCTACCTCGGTTATTGCCAGCGGTGACTATGAACTATTTATAGATACAGGTTTTCAGTTAGATGCGTTTACTTTAGACAGCGCAATTAAAGGCGTACTAGATAACACCCAATACGTTTTAGACGGTACTACCGAGTTTGCCCCAATGCTCGAGTACAGCAAAAGCATTAGCGTAAACCGTGGCAGGCGCGAGATCGGTGACCAATTTAGTGCCGGCACCATGTCGTTTATTTTGGATGACAGTTTGGCGGGCGGGATATTAAACCCGCTGTATTCATCTAGCCCGTTTGTAGACCCTGCAGGGCAGTTTACGCTAGCCCCGTTGCGTAGGGTTTCGTTTGGGCGTTACGACAGCACTAACACGTTTATAGAGTTGTTTGCCGGGCAGATCGTAAACTATGACTACTCGTATGAATTAGGCGGAAATAATACCGTTGTTGTTTATTGCGCTGACGATTTCTATTTGCTGGCCCAAACCTCAATGGCAGAATTTAACGTATCCGAGGAATTGAGCAGCGCCCGGTTATCGGCAATACTTGACCTACCCGAAGTTGCTTATCCACTGGCTAGCCGTGACATTTCTACAGGCACCCAAACCCTTGGCGGTGCAGCTGCCTACACCATTGCTAACGGCACCAACGTTAAGGCTTACATAGACCAAATACAGGCAGCCGAACAGGGCCGTATTTTTATGTCTAGATCAGGGGTGCTTAATAGTGACCCTCGAATAGGCAACACCATTAGCGCACCGGTAGCCGATTTTCACGATGACGGTACAAACATCCCGTACAACAATTTGGCCATAACCTATAACGCCGATCAGATCGTAAACCGTGCCAGCGTGCAACACCTAGGCGCAACCAGCCCCGAGGTTGCTGACGATCTAGCCAGCCAAGCAAAATACCTAATCCAAACGGTGAGCATTACTGACAGCCTGCTACATAACGACGCGGCAGCTGCCACGCTTGCCAGTTACCTTTTGGTAGGTGAACCCGAGGCCACGTTTACAGGCGTGCAAACCGATTACCTAATGCTCACTACAGCCCAACGCGAAACCCTAGCCCTAGTAGATATCGGGGATACGATCACCATAACCAACACCATTGCCGGCGGTGAAGTAGCCCAAGAGTTAAGCGTAGAGGGCGTAGAGCATCGCATAGATTTTGTAACCGGCCATCGCGTCACCTACTACACGGCACCTACGGTAATCGTCTATGAGTTAATTTTAGATGACCCTGTATATGGCACACTAGACGGGGAAAATGTCTTAGGATAAGAGGCACTATGGCTACACCGTTTCCGTTTGTCGCGTCGCAGGTCTTGACCGCAGCGCAGTTAAATGCAATAACCGAACTACCGATTAACGCCAAAACCGCCAGCCATACGCTGGTTGCCGGTGACGCTGGAGATCGAGTACAGATGACCTCGGCTAGCGCAACAACTATTACCGTAAACGCATCGGTGTTTAGCGCTGGCCAGTCAGTTTTTATTTACAACGCGGGCGCTGGCGTTTGCACAATTACAGCCGGCACGGCAACAGTTACTACTACAGGTTCTCTAGCATTGGCGCAATATGGGGGTGGCACGCTGTTATTTACCAGTGCTAGCGCTGCAACTTTTTTTCCTAGTGGCGGTATAAGTTACGGCACTGGCACGGGCGGAACCGCATTACCAACCCCACCAACTGGTTACGCCGGTGTTTCGTTTACCTCAACTGGAACATTTACCGTTACTAAAGCGGGTTTATTTGACGTTTATATTTTTGCCGGCGGTGGTGGTGGCGGTTCTACAATCGCAACCGCAATAGGTGGCGGCGGTGGTGCAGGTGGCGGAGTGCAAGCAACCGTTTACTTATCAGCAAACCAAACTGTAACTATTGGTGCCGGTGGTGCAGCTCTTGCACTTGGCACACAGTCGAGCCTTAACCCGTTGGCAGTTGTCGGCGGTGGTTTTGGGTCAGGGTATTCAGGCGCTGGAGTAAACCCATCTATTGGTGGATGCGGTGGCGGTGGCGGTTTTGGAAATACAACCGGCGCTGTTTCATCGGTGCCGTTAGTAATGGGCAATTCAGGTGGCAACGCATTTAGCAGTTCTAACGGTGGTGGTGGTGGCGGCGGCGTTGGTGCAATCGGTAGCAACGGCACAAGCCCTACTGGCGGTGCTGGCGGTGCGGGTGTGGACGTCAGCACTTTCCAAGGTGGAAGCAGCCTGTTCAAGGGTGGTGGTGGCGGTGGCGGTGGTACTACTGGTGGCGCTGGCGGTTCATCTGTTGGCGGTGCCGGCGGTTCTAACGCGGCTGGTTCCGCCGCAGCGGCTAACACCGGAAGCGGTGGCGGTGGTGCTGCATCTAGCGGGACACTTGCTGGCGGTGCTGGTGGGTCTGGTTATTGCGTGATTCGATGGAAGGCTTAGTCATGGCACATTTTGCACAAGTAGTAAGCGACATTGTTCAAGAAGTAATTGTAGTTGCAAATAGCGACTGCAACGATTTACCGTTTCCCGAAAGCGAGCCAATAGGCCAAGCCTTTATAGCGTCATTGGGCATTACTGGCGAGTGGTTGCAAACCTCATATAACGGAAACTTTAGAGGTACTTACGCAGGCATTGGTTACACATATAACCCGGCGCTTGGTGAGTATGGCGAGTTTGTGGCACCCGAGGCGCCACCAGTTGAATAATGAAATGGCGTTACTTATTTGCCTACACGGTTTTAATCGCAGTAGTAGTTTGGGGTTGTAGTGGTTGCACAGTTTCTAAAACGAATGTTGAGTACCAATGCTTTACAAAGGCCGCTTGTGAGTAAAACACCCGAACAACAACACGCAGGGCTAATTGTTTTCGTTGGCCGTCTAATGGCAGTTTGCTTTTCGTTTACTGTATTTGCATTTATATACGGAATTTTATTTGTAGACCAGCCTGAAAAACAGGCCCCTACTGACGCTCAGTTAATCGACCTACTTAGTACGTTGCTGGTTTTTCTTACTGGCACACTTAGCGGGCTGGTTGCGTCTAACGGTCTAAAGAGTAAGCCCGGTTCGAGTGCATCCACCGATTAAAAAACTGGTAATGCCAGCCAGTTTGGCGCACGTTAAGCCGGGTGAATTACCCGCCAGCCTGTTGGTAGATGTTAAGCCGTTTGGCAAACTGCACCCATTAGCAGCCAATGCTTATAACGCGGTTAGAGCTGCAGCGTTTGCCGCTGGCATAAAACAATTTAAGCCAACTAGCGCGGGTGACACTTACCGCAGTATTGCGTTACAGCGCCAAGGGTTTTTAGCGCGGTACCAACTGGCACCTATAGAGGGCATTAAACCTCGAGTGTACGAAAACAAAAACTATTACTTAAAGCCCGGCAACGCACCAATGGCAGTACCCGGCACGTCACGCCATAACCTCGGGCTGGCCGTAGATTTTGCCAACATGTCAGGCGAAACATTTACCTTTATGTGCGACGTAGGGCCATCGTTTGGGTGGTCACTTGAGGTAATGCCAGCCGAGCCATGGCATTGGTTTTACTGGCCCGGTGACCGAGTACCTGCAGCGGTAACCCAATACTTACAAGGCATTGCGCCAGCATCCCCCACCGCGTAACACGCGCCTACTACCGTTTTACTACCGACGAAAAGAGGTTTACCGCGCATGAACGAACTACAAACCTTTACCTATGAAGCATTTGTAGGCAAACTAGAAAACGGGCGCGAAGTATTAGTACAGATTTTTAGAAACCCTGACACCCTCGAAGTGTTAGCCAGCCAACTTGCGTTTAAGACCATTGCCGGCGGAACATGGCAAACGCCCTACCAGTTAGAAAAACTATGACCCTTGCTATTAAAGCCGCGTTTACCGCGCTATTCACCCTGACAGCTGCCGGCATTGCATACCTGTTGCCTATGCCTACAGACCCCGCATTAGACCGCCCCGTAAGCCCTACAACCGTTTACGTGGCAACCCCACCAACTACAACCACGTTGCCCCCATACGTGAACACATGCACGCAGGTAGCCGTATTAGCCCTAGCCGAGGGTTTACCTCAAGATCAGTTAGAAACAGCGCTACGGGTAGCCGTGCGCGAAAGCCGCTGTACCGAAAATGCGTTTAACGGCACCGACACTAAAGGCGGTAGTCGTGGGATTTACCAAATTAACGGGGTATGGTGCGTACCAAATGAATACTGGCCTATTGGCTGGTTGCAGGCTAAAGGCATTGTAGAAACGTGCGACGATCTATTTAACCCAACTGTGAACACTCGAGCCATGGTTGCAATATGGCGTAACAGCGGTTGGCTACCATGGAAAACAGCAAACTAAATGCACGAACAACCGTATCCCGATACATCGCTTAGCGAGGAAAGCCGACGCATGTTAGACCCGACAGCAAACGCAATGGCAAAACACCAAATGGCCGTATTTGATCTCATAGATGAAATATGCAGGCCCGCACATATTCCCTACAAACCTAGGCACGCAGACCTAATAGCCCGGCTAAAACTGTTGGCAACCGATTTAGACCTAAGCGGTGATGAGGCAGGCTGGCAGGCCATTAGCGAGGCTGTAGAGGCGTTAGGCGGCTGATATGACGTTTATTACGCTTACACCTAAACAGGTATTAAATGCGCGTGACGTGGCCTACAAAAAGGCTATGGAGTGTGAGGCTGGCAAAATGAAAAACCGTTACAACGTGCCAATAGCCAGTACCAGTTACGAGCGCCACCTAAAAGGGTGCTACGGGGAACAGGCCGTAGCTGCTTACCTTGGCGTCGAGTGGGGTTTTACCGCTTATGACCCTAAGGCCAATGACGTGGCAGGTTATGAGGTGCGCGCCACATATCATGCCAACGGGCGTTTGCTGACACATGCCGAGGATAAAAAAGGGCTATACATTTTGGCAATTATTGACCGTGACACATATACCGTAAACCTTGCCGGCTGGTCAAACCTTAAGCGCTGCAATACGGTGGGCCGTTGGGCTACTGATTTACCGCTGCCGTGCTATGCGATGCCACAAGCCGAGTTATGGCCTATGGAAATGTTGCCCGCAACTGTGTTATACGCATCTGCTATAAATAACTAACTAACCCGACTAACTGTAAAGGCACCCGACATGGCGTTTAACATTGACAATTACGTAGACGTACCAACGCGCTTAAGTGAAGCGTTAAAGCGTTACCCCGATTTACGCATACAAGAAACAGCCGCCGAGGTAGTAACCATGCCGGATGGCTCGACGTTTTACCGTTGCACAATTACCGTTTGGCGCGACGCTGCAGACCTAATCCCGAGCATTGCTACAGCTGCCGAGCCTTACCCGGGCAAAACCCCGTACACCAAAAACAGCGAATTTATGGTTGGCATGACTAGCGCGCTAGGCCGAGCCCTTGGCTACATGGGTTTTGGTATTAACAAAAGTATTGCCAGCCGTAACGAAATTGAAGCACGCCAAGACCCCGGCAAACCTAATGCACAAATAGCACCGATAAGGCGTGAAACGTCTAGCGCGCATCCTAAACAGGCCAGCCAAAAACAGGTTTACTTTATTAAGTCATTGGCTAAGGGCGCGGGGTTTGATGAAGCGGCGCTGCACGATTACATTGCTGCCACGTTGGACAGTGACGCGGTGACGCTCGAAACGCTTAACCCTGAACAGGCTACGAGGGTTATTGACGCGTTAAAGAATTTGCCAAGTAGCAAGGCTGACTAATGATTTATGCAGCGTTCAACATAATTGGCATTTGCTTGGGCATTTGGCTAACCGTTTTAGTAATGATGAGGCAGGGAAAATGACCGTACAACAACAGTTAGAACTACTTACACGCATGTTGCGTTTAATTGAGGAATTGCAAACCGAACACGCAAAATTTATAGGTAAAGACGAGGTAGATAACTATTTGCGTTGGTCTGTAAAACATTTAGCCGAGGACATTTGGGGCCGCGTGGTCATAAAGGATTACGGCACCAATGGCGATGCTTGAAGCACAGTTTAAAAATACGGTTATAGACATTGCTACCCGGTATGGGTGGATGGTTCACCATGACCTACCAGCAATGAACAGGCGCGGCAAATGGGCTACACACATACAAGGCGATAGCGGTTTCCCTGACCTTGTGCTACTCAATAGCAAGGGTGTGCTAGTTTTCGCAGAACTTAAAACAGACATAGGCAAAGTACGCAAAACACAAGAGCAATGGCTCGAGCGTTTAGACCTTGCCGGCGTCATTGTTCAAGTGTGGCGGCCTAACCAGTTGCCAGTCATAATCAGATTTCTAGCCAGCGCGTAAGCGTCTAGGACTAGCCAAGCCCTAAGCCCGTTGCACGGTAGTTGGGAACATACGGCAACGTAGGTAGTACGCCATGCCCGTAATCATGCGCGACGAAATGACCGGGCCGCTGGCGTGGCAGGCTGTAAACATAATCAGCCAAGTAGTAGTTAGTGGGTACGAGTTAGGGCAACCTCGTGGGTGGGGCTTTAGCGCATTAGGCTTTACATGGTGTAAGCATTGACATACACATAACAAACACGTACACAAAGGATTAGCCCGGCATGATGACTAACCAACCAACACCAATAGCAAGGCGCTTGCGCCGCGCTAGCACAAGCCGTAGGCGCGTGAGCAATGCCAAGTAAACAGCAAGGGCCACGCGCTCGAGGCAGCGCAGAATACAAAAAAAATAAGCGCATACTG